ATTGATTTTAACTAATTGACCTTCTAGGAAAAACTCTGGAGCTGTTCCAGTATCACCTACTGATATATCATTGCTGGACTGGCCATATACATTCTGACGATTGCCAGCTGATAAATAGTCAGTACCCATCTTGAAATAGTAGGTATCACCCTGATCGCTATCTCCAGAATCCCATGTGGAATCCGTAGAGTTACCAAGCGATGATGTTGTTCCATGGTCTGTTACATATGCGTAACGCTTATGGTATGAGCCTCTCTTCTCAGTAAACTGAAAATGAGGATCATCTGTTGGTTTTTTATTTAATTTCGATACGAATCGAAAAAACGGGTCTTGTGCTATTGCTAGCTCTGAAACTCTATCACCAAAATTATACTTTCGCCTTAAATCGCCAGTATCAATAGTGCCGTAAGTTGCACCAGTGTCAAGATTCAGACTAGAAGTCGTACTGCCCGTATAAAATAAATCAGCCATTTCTGATCTCCTTTATATTTGACCTGGCAAACAGAAAAACCTATCTATTCACCAAATACGTTGTCTAGATTATTGTCTGCTTTCTGAATTAAGTCGAATATAGAGTCATTATGGTCACGATCTCCAGGATTTTCACCTCCAGCTGCGCTGGCTGTTGCTGGCATAGACTGCACATTTTTCATTTGATCTAAGACTTGTTGCTTAGAATTGTTAGCAATCTTAGCGTTTGCCTTATCGCGATTCTTAAGATAATTTATATCATCCCAAGAAAGTTGATGAGTCTGCGCCCATTTGCTAAGTTCTGAGAACTCGTCTTTGTTCATTCCATTTGCATCTACAAACTGTTTAGTTTGGCTCTGCATATTTCTCTTCTGTGCTGCCTGCTGAGCTTTTTGCCTTTCAGCTGCGATTCTATCACCAGCCTTTTGATCGGCTCTCTGGTCTACTATAGTATTGAATACTTGAGCAGATTTTGAGTTTGGATCTGATATAGCTTCATCCATATCAAACACAAAGTCGTCTCCAAGGTCTAGCGATTGTTTCATGTCAGGCTTCGTTCCTTTATCTAAATAACCACGTACTATATCTACTAATTCAGCATCTTGTTCCATCACGCCTATCAAAGACTCATAGGGTTTGAGCCTATCAAGCACAGCCTTGTTCTTTGTATTTTCACGCGATGAATCGCTGTACCGTACTTTGTACGGATTGCTCTCATCTTCCCAATTAGGATTCTGAGGCACTTCCCTAGAACTGGAGTCCACTTGTGGAGTTACCTGATCTGAAACTGGCTCTTGTACTGCAGCCTGTTCCGCTGGGGCATCTTGTATTGCACCATTAACCTGCGTTTCTAATGCATCAAAAAAGTCTGCATTGGAGTCCTCAACTATTGTATCCATTACTTTTTCTACAACTTGTTCGGAGTTACCTTCTTTCTTTTTTGCCATTTTTCGTATTTTCCTTTGATTTACGATTACGGTAAGTTATTACCTTCTTTTTTTTCTGCCAAACCATTTTGAACGAGTTGTTTGAACTCTTTCTCTTGGTTTCTTTGCATGTCCTTCGATCTTTCATTTTGGAGATCCTGGTTTGCCCTTGCGACAGCAGTGTCTCCCTTTAGTTTTGCGCTCGTATCAAGCAGCTGTTTTCGCATATCATGTTCAACCATTCTCTGCTTATCCTTAATGCCTGCCTGCACAAGCTGTCTTGAGAGGGTTTCAATAGTACCCTTGCCTTCTTTGATTTCTTGCTGAGCTTTTTCAAGGGCCTGACGCATCTGTGCCATCTGGCTCTTACGTTGAGCAATCTTATCCTTACCTTTTATATCAGCCTCTGCTAGAACCGCTATATCATCCACTATACCTAGCTTAAGCATTTCCATAAGCTCTTTTAAATATGCCCAACGATTTACTGGCATAGTTGAGCCCGCAATTAATCTAACATCAAACTTAGCTGTTTCATAGTCAAAAAATTTGCCAATTGCATCACCATACTTATTATATTGAATAATATTAACTTCAACATCTTTAATATTTTCATTATTAGGCTCTACTATCCTAAATACCTTATTAGACTTGTAGGTAGCCTGCGCATAATCCCTAACTACTTCACCTAAATGCTGCAATGATGGTTCTACTGAGTTTTTCATCCAAGTCTTAACCCTACGAGTGCCATACTCATCATTTGCCAGGAGACCTTTAAATGTGTCATGCTGAGCCTGTATATCTCCCTGCATTGAAGAATAAATTCCAGCTAGATATTCCATATCTGTCTTGCCAAGCTCGACAATGTTTGCAAATGCTGTAGAGATTGGGGCTGGCTGTACAATACTTGGAGCCTCAAAGCCCTGCCTTACTGGTAAGAGTGCGCCAGGAGCAGATGCATAACGCTCCCAATAGTCTTCGTCTATACTTCCCTCTTGATAGAGATACCTTAAGGAGGAGCCTAATGAGGCATTGTGTATCATTAACTGATGAGCTTTATTCAGCTCTTGTTGCTTCCCTACCAATGGGGCTACTGCAGACATGGGATATGGAGTTCCTGTCCACTTATAGTGTATAGGCACTATTGGGTATTCTAGTCCTGGCAGCACTGCTTCATACATGAAAGTGTCACCGATCACACAGGTTAACTTAATTCTAGCTTCATAAAATTTAATCGCATCTATAAGACTATTCTTAAGCTCACCCTTCATTAATACTTTAAATTCTTTTTCTGAAACGACATTATTCTCAACACGACTAACTGCCTCCATTGCTTGAGAAATCTTTTGCTCTCTTGTTTGGATAATTTGCTGCTCTGTTTGTTTCTCTAACTTTTCTAGCTCAAGAGTAAATCTTTCCTCTATTATATTGCCAGCCTGCAACTGCTGGTTGAGTTGTAATATAGTTTCCTGCATTTTTACTTGCAATTCTTTTTGTATTGCTTCCATCTCAATATCGACCTGAGCCCGTATTTTACTAATCTCTTCAGGGGTTGGCTCAATTCGGTAAAACACATTCATATATGGAATTTTAATTTTTTCATACATCTCATAGTAGTCAAGCCTGCGGTCTTCTTCTCCAAAATAATCAAAGGTTTCATCAATCACATCTTTATATTGAAAATCACCGCCCTCCGCTTTTTGACTATAGCTATAATTATCTCTTTCTGTTTCACCAGCATTTTTAATTTTAGTAGCATATTCTGGAAATATCTTTTGAAGGTGTGACTGGGGAATAACTTTATGAACCATTATATAGGCTGCATCACGATAAAATATATCTCTACTTTTTGGATCAATAAATACATCAAAAGGCTCAACCGTATCAACACGGACTTCCCCAAGACCCCGATCAGAGTGCGCATCTACTGATATCTTAAAATAGCCAACGCTTTTTGTTGCCGCATCATTAATAACTTGACTAAACTTACTTTGCCCATCACTTTCATACCAGATGTAGTCAGCAACATCGGCATGCACATTGGCAACATCCACATCAGATCCCTCTGCCCCAACAGCCTGCCAGCGTGGCTGATTCGCAGTCACATAAAAGTTTAACATCTCAACAATAGGGATAATACGATTAATGGTAAACGTCGGCATACCTTGTCTTTCAAGGGTTTCGCTTTCCTCTTGGGTAAGTTGGTTGTCTAGATAAAAGTCATGTCCTTGTTGATTAATCTTTTCCCATCGCTGGCGACTTGCACCATTTAGATTAACATAAAGATCTCTTACTCTATCGGCTTTTGTTTTTGCTGTCTGCTTTGCCATTATTTCCCTTTCATTGTTATGTCAGTATAAACCTTTAAATCTGATTTAATTTCATTTAAATACTTTTCACATCTTTCGGTCTTGTCAATATTATGATCCATTTTTTCTGCTAATACTTTGTGTTTGGAGTCAAATCTTTTTAGGGTCGATTCCACCACATCACGCAAGAGCCACATTACCACCCTATATAAAACAAATGCTAATGCACAGCTTATAGCAATAGGAAAGCCCAACTCTTGTATTAATTTTATCACATCATCAGCCATTAAGCTAGCACCCAACTTTTCGGTCTATCAACTTGTCTTCTTACCCAGTCTCCAGTCTGACTTTCAGAGCCGCTTGGTGGATGAGCATATTTGACTGCGTAGGCGAGCGCGTCTATGGTATCATCGTGAGCCATTCTTTTGCCGAAAGTAAGTATCTCATGCTGGAGATCATAATGGGAGTCTCGTATTCTCACCGCACCAATTGACATTCTTTGAGCTAAAACTCCTTGTATTCTATCAAGCTTGCTTTGCTTTGTTCCAGGCTTTTCTTCCTTGAACCGTAAGCTAAAATCATTCTTTCTTCTCATCTCGCTCCTGAGTGCTTGAAATATTGGTTTTGACATTGATGTGTCTTCAACGGTGAACAGTGTTGGAGTATACTTGTTATTGAGCTCAAACATATAGTCAACTATACCTTTTTTATTTTCTCCTGGTATGCCGAGTACTGGCAAAGACCTCTTTCTTATATAATCCAGCACATATATATTAGCATTAATATCGCATGCAACAACCATAATAACGCTAAAATCACTATCTCTTCTTTCTGAGTCTGTGGCTGGATCCACGCCTGCGAAAATATTGACTGGCACTTTTTCTCCGTCACAGTACAGATACGGCATCATTTCATTTTCATCAAACTTATAAAACCCATCCCAGTGCTTGACATGCCTCATATTGAAAATAGAGTCTTCAGCAGACTGCACCTCCATCATATATTCTTGATAAAACTTATGGGGCTGTCCAGAGTCAACATAAAACTTTTTCTTTTCTTCTAATTTTTCTTTTGGAAACCAGCTATGCCACAATGAGTTTCCATCTAGATCAATTGCCTTATATAACATCACTTTCCAAGAAAAGTCTTTATTTTCGCTTTGAGCTTTTTCATAGTTGGTAATAAGGTTATTAATGAAAGAATCATAATGAACAGGTGTGCCATTAATGCGAAGACGACCGTCGTGAGGCTCCAAAGCAGGAGCAACAACAGCTGTGACCATATTTGCATTTTTCGACCGAGACTCTGGAGTAAGCGTATTGTTTTCGTCTTCAAAGTCGTCCAATACAACAAGATCATAACGCTTGTGGAGCTTAGCACCACCACGAATACCAGAAATGTTGGATTTTGAAATAAGTTTAGATCCATTTGAAAGCTCTATATCGGTTTCTGTCCATTTCCTCCCCTTCATATCACCGAAGTAATACTTAATCTTGTCGTTAAACTCTAGATGGGTTTTTACGTAATCCATGTTTCCAACAGCCAGCTTCTGCGTTGCAGATACCCATCCGTAAAATAGTGGTTCTTCAGTAAAACAAAAGGATCTCATAATATCTGCCTTTGTTATAACGGTCTTTCCATGTCCTCTAGGCATTATAACAGCTAGATTGCGGTACTTATGTAGATCCCCATCCATACTGTCTATTGCGTCAACTATTTGATAGTGAAACCACGGGGTCTCAGATCTTGAAAAATCATCTGGCAAAAACAGCTTGCCAAAAGCGATTATATCATTCTTGGCTGCCAAAAGCAGTTCTTCTGCTTCTGAAACATTTTGAGTGTTTATATTGGCCATTAAATCGTTTCATCGCCAGTAGATTGGTACTCTGGCAAGGACGGTCTTTTTACTTCTTCTAATTGGGCTGGCTCAAAGCCTTGAAATATTCCAGCAACTTCAGTGACTTTTTTCTGACCTCCAACCCCAAAGAAATCGCACAACATTTTTAAAGCATTTAGTCTGTCGCTACCGTTCTTGCTATCTAAGGCCTCAGTCTTGACTCTTTGAATTAGAAGCTCCAAATCAATACCTAAATCATTAAATACCTTGTCCATCTCTTCTTTTCCTGGATTCATAAGCTTTTCTATCCTTTCTGTTTTCATTAAGAGCGCGGCACGCGTTTTAGCATAGTTCTTACTATTTGCGTCATATACCTCTAAATAAGCATCAACTGCGTCTTTTCCTTTAAGTACTTTGCGTGCGAACTGAACCTCTCTTGGATTGGCCTTTTTGCGCTCTTTAATTCTATTTGCGTTAGACTTACCACTTATGTTATAGCGATCTTCTCTTTCAGCGGTATCCATGGTATACTTTACGTTATAGGTTCCGACACATGTCCTCACGACCTCACCAGCGCCCATTTTCTTTCTTTCTAAGATCTGCACATAAGCATTATCATCAGCGCGAACCCAATCCCCTGGGAACCCGTCGCGCCAATTTTTTATAGGACTAATATTGTCTGGCAGTTCAGACTCCAGGTCATACACATGATGTTCCAGGCCTTTTACCTTATAGGTTCTCATCTAAGTCCTTTTATTGGCTTTCTAATCTTTCTTCTGCGTTTATGCGAGCGCTTTCTCTCAAGCCTGGTTTCTGCTTCATAGGTCTGATTTTTAAACGCTGGCTCTACACTTAGTAGGGTTGATAGTACAATTGCTTCAATCAATGTGATACCCCCTTTTTTTTATTTTTTAAACTTCGCGGTATACCCGTATACCTTATTACCTATACCTATACCTTTACCTGTGGAGGGTAGTGGGGCTACTCCCCCCCTAGTATCCACCACCCATATTCTTAATAGTACTGGAAATGTTTTCGGCCATCATGTCGGCCTTAGTCTTTACTGCATCTGGATTCACTTTATTCTTAGCTATTCTCTTTCGTGCAGCGGCTGGATTCTCGCCTGGGTATTGTTTAAACTGTGGCATGTGTATTTCTCCTTTAATTAATTAGGTTAAGTTA